TATATATATATATATATATATATTCCAGGTCGACTGACTTTTTGATAATGAGTCATCAATTAAAATAAACATAATTAGCATACAATATTTAAAGAAATGCTATAAAAACTAGAAAACAGAGGTTATTGAGTAAATTAGATGAAATTGAAAAGGCATTTTTAAACAATGAATTTGACATAGGATTTAAAATTGAAAAAGAAATAGAGTTAGTAGAGCAACTAGAAATTTGCATCTAAGAACAAAAAGTCACGCAAGTAGGATTTAATATATATATATATATATATTCCTACTTGCGTGACTTTTTGATGTGAAAATATAAAACTTATACCAAATGGAAAATCGCAAGGTTAAAAAAATTGACCCTGAACTTTCCTAATGTAAGAAAATTCAATGTATTTTGAATTGGAATTATTTTCCACTAGCAAAATTTGATAAAAGGTACTATTATTGTAGTATAAATGTTTAATTGCGACAAAAAATCGTACATGTGTTCTTGTAATATCGAACAAAAGGGGGTATAATTAAAATTGTAAGTTATTTTTTTACAAATTTTAAGAATGTATTATTCTACTTGCATATAGGGGGATGATTTGGTTGAAAGAAGAAATAAAAGAAATGTTGGACAAAGTAGGGGATAAGGATATATTAGAGATTATTTATCTGTATTTAAAGCAAAAAACTAAAAAATAAATATGTACATATGAAAAGACTATCAAATTTAAGATGATAGCCTTTTATTCTTTTTGAAATAATTCTAGTAGCTTTTCCATTGCCTCTAATTCTTTGTCATTTAACTTGCTAAATTTTAACATTGCTTTAGCAAGACGTTCATTCTTATCTATTGCGCATAAGACTTCTGCTGTTATTAAGTTATTGTTTGAAAAAGTATACATATCGCCTTCGCCTGTTTTTAGCCATTTTTCGTTTACCTTAAATGTTGAAGTTATTAATTTTAAATCACTTTCTTTTATTCGTGTTCTTCCACTTTCAAGATTGTAAATTTCGTGTCTAGTCATTCCTAGCTTGTTCCCAAATTCGATTTGAGATAGCCCCTCTGCAATTCGCAAGTCTCTAATTCTAGTATTCATTTTAAAACTCCTTTCATAGCTTAATTTTACAGTAAAGTTGCCCGTAAGTCAACGCAAAAAAACGCATTGGGGCGTAGTCTTGCGAAAATAAATTAGTAAAAGTTATTGACTTGCCCCTTATTACGCACTATAATATAAATATATTCGCAATAGGAGTCAGGAGGTTGTTTCTATGACTAGAGAAGAAAGAATTTTAAGAAATGCAATTTTGTACTTAGATATGAGTGAGGAAAAGCAAAGAATAGTTGACTGTATTTTAAATGCAAAGACAATAGAAAACATTGTTGAGAATGATATTTTAGATGTTAATAAACTAAATGAAGCAGTAAAAGAAATAGAACAAATTATTTGTTAAAAGCGTACTTTGACGGCTACGCTAAACCAATTAAAAAAAGTAAAAAATAAATAAGGAGGCTGGAAAATGATAAAAGTTATTTTATGTAGTACTATCGACGAGTACATTGAATATGAAGATGTAATAGGAGCAAAAGACAGCTATTTAATGGATGTTATCATAGGTGGCGAATGTTCAGAAATTGATGCTATAGAAACTTTAGAAATTTTAAAAAATAGTAAAGCGAGAATTGTATCAGAAGCAGAAAAAACTTGTTTAAAATTTGGTATTGGTAATCAAATTTCAAAGGCGATAGAACAAGGTATAAAAGAGGGTTCAAAACTAAAAAGGAGGATACATTGTGATAATTGCGGGGCAATCGTAGACAGTTCGGAAGAATTGACCTCAATGCCAGTTTTAGAAAATTATAACAACAATCAATCCGTTTCTGACCAACTAGGAAGTATAGATGTATGCCCAAATTGTTTGCTAGAAATAACAGACTTACTGTAATTCCCTGTTTTAGTTGAAAAGAAACAAAAAGTAACAGCGTAAGCCGTCAATAAAAAGAAGGGGGGTTTAAAAAGATGATTAATTTAGAAACATTGTGTAATGGAGAAACAAAAGAAAAGATTGAAAATGGATTCATGGAGATATTTAAAAACATACAAGACCCTAATACACCAGCGACATCTACAAGGTCTTTGACTGTAAAGGTTACACTAAAGCCAGGTAAAAATCGTTCTCATGTTAATACGCAAATACAAGTTATTCCAAAACTCGCAAGTGTCTTACCATCTGAAACGGACATTATAGTTGAAAAGGATTTTAGAACTGGAGAAGTTAATGCAAATGAGTATGGAAACCAGTTGCCGGGGCAAGTAAAATTAGGCGACTTGGAGAGTAAAGAAACAAGTGTAACAGAAGAAACAGAAGTAAAAGAAAGTGAAGAAGATAATGTTCGTAAATTTAAGAGTTTAAAAGACTTATAAAAACTAAAAAGGAGTGTTTAATATGTTAACAGATTTATTTAACAGGGTAATGGAAGTTGGAGCAAGAAAAATAGAAACAAGAGAAATCAATGGGGTTACGTATACGACTGACCCCTTGATTGAGGTTCATCCTAGACCAGCTGAAATAGTTAGGCTAAGCACTTTAGATGGTTTAATAGGATATATAAAATCAAGTATTGATAGTAAGCTTAAAAGTGGAAAACTTATGGTTCAAGTTGAAAGCCCTAAAAGTGTTATATTGTGTTCTGAACTACTTGAAAGTGGCAAGAGGGATATTTACATTGAAAGTAGAGCTTTATTACCTCATGTTAATTTCGATTGTTCGCTTGATGCAGAGCAATTTAACGTTATGTTGCAATCCTCTTTCGTAGATACAGAAGATAAGAAACTGCTTTTAAAAGTAAGCGGAAATGTAAAAGAAACAAGTGTAAAAACTGTGCAAGATGATGGAGTATCACAAGTAGTCACAATGTCTACAGGTGTAGCAAGTGTAGAGGATGTAATCCTGCCTAACAGAGTTAAGTTAAAACCTTACAGAACTTTTGCGGAAGTAGACCAGCCCGAAAGTGAATTTATCTTTAGAGTAAAAGAGGGCATTGCATTTAAGTTAATCGAAGCAGATGGTGGAGCATGGAGACTTGAAGCAATAAAAAATATAAAAGAGTACTTAGAGAAGAAATTAGAAGGTATTAAAAATATAGATATAATAGCATAAAAAATTGAAGAGGCTGGACTAAATAACCAGCCTCTTTTAAAAAGGAGTGTTTATTTTGTATAAAGATATAACGAAAATGGGAGCAATTGAACGTGGGGAATATGTTGGTAATGTTGCTCTTGAATTAAAAGAAGAAAATCCTCATCTTAGTAAAATAGATTTAATTGAGTTAGCTCTTAAGAAAATAAGAGAGGAAAAGGAACAGGAGGCTGGGCAATGAAAATAGGTAAATACTTAATCGTTTCCCAGGAGCAGGTGGATAGAAATATTGAATGTTTGAAAGAAGAAAACAAAGTAAGGGACGATAAGATAAGGTATTATGAGCGTATTATGAGTAACAATGAAGAATTGATTCAAATTTTAGAAGAACAGTTGAAAGAGTATAAAAGTGAATTAGATGTATATAGCTTGTTTATAGATTGTATTTTAAATAAAGAAACAAGGAAAGCGATAGCGATTTATAACAGAACTAAAAGCATTAGAATTAAGCAAAAATGTCTTAATTCTATACCTATAAAAAAGGGTTAAGTTGAATGAATAATTTCCTTGTAGGAATAAATGAGGTGCTTAAATATGAGTGAATTTGTGCAGTGTTGTTGCTGTGAAAGAACAATAAATATAGAAGAAAATAACCATGTACAGTATGAAAAAGAGGCTCTAGGTTTAGTTTTTACACTGTATTTCTGCTTAAATTGCGTAGATGAATTAAGCGAAATGGAATAATTTTTAAATGACGAATGGAGGTATATAAATATGAAAATGAAAAATGTTTTAAAACTATCGGCAATGTATTGCTTTTGTCCAAAATGTGGAAGTGATGAACTTGGAGAAGGTGAAGGAAGTTTAATCGTTGATGAGTATACATTTCATAGAAAGTGTAAATGTGGATTTGACATTATAGTAGATGAAAGGAATGACGAAATATAATGATTTTTTTAGGAATGATAATTTTGATTATATTTGCATTTTTTATTGGTCGTATATATGAATATAGAGTTAATTTAAGAGAATGTGAGAATTGTAAGGGGGGAGGTTGGAAATGAATAACACTACACTAATTGGTAGACTAACAAGAGACCCCGAATTGAAATATATACCAGGTTCTGGAACAGCTGTATCTACTTTTACAATAGCAGTAGATAGAGATTATGTTAAAAAAGATGGAACTAAGGAAACTGATTTCATACCTATTGAGGTGATGGGGAAGTTAGCAGAAGTATGTGCTAATAATTTAGATAAAGGTAGGTTAGTAGCGGTTGAAGGGTCTATAAGGGTTAATCTTTATGAAAAAGATGGCGAGAAAAGAACTTATACAAAAGTTCATACTAATAAAATTAAATTTTTAGATTATAAAAAAAGAGGATAATGAAAAAGAATGTAAGTTCGAGCCGGGAGGCTTAGACCCGCAAGGTTTCCAGGCTATAGACGACGATATACCTTTTTAAGTAGGTGATTAAATGATTAAAAAAGTAGAAAAAATTTTTAGTGGTTCAGTTAATCTGAATTTTATGGAAGATGACCTAACTTTTAAAAATTATTTAGCGTTATATTGTTGCATAAAACCGGTTAAAGTTCATGGAAATAAAAAGGTTTTGGCTAGTTCTACTAAGGCATGTAGTGCATTGAAAATTAGAGAGCATCAGAAAAAAGAACGTAAAAAGGTAAGACTTGTAAATGCAAAAACAGGTGAAATAAAAGAAATGGCTATAGATGAAGCAGAAAATTTTTTAAATGTTAAAGATTTGTACCCTGTAATTCGGAGAGGAAGACCTACAAGAACTGGCTGGGATGTAAAGGATGTTAGCAATGAAGAAAGATATTAAATACAATGTTATATATTTTAATTCAAGAACTTTAAGAATGGATAAAGAAAGTTTTAGCACTTTAATAGATGCTAGAGTTTGCAAAAATGAAAAGATAAAAGAATATGAAAATGTTGAAATTATTAAAAAGACAATTATAGAAAAATTGATGGTATAGGAAGTGAATTTATGGCAAAAAAGAAAAGGATTTGTTCATGGTGCGGTAAGTCATTTTTTACAGAGTCAAAAAACGGATTTTGCTGTAAATCATGCGAAAGAAAGTATAAAAAAGACAAAGAAAAAAACGTAAGTTCTTGCTTAGTTGAAGAAACCAAAGAATATTTAATTGAACTTGGAAATAAGAAAAGAAGAGTAGATATTCTAAGAAAAGAGATAGATTTTTTAAAAGATAAAGAATTTTATAGAGAGATAAATTTCAATGAACTAGGGTTTAAAATACATTCTAGCCCGAAGGGCATAGATGAAATGATTATGAATAATGAGGATAAAATATCATTTAAAGAAAGTGAAATTGATTTTATAGAATATAGATTGAGACTAATGGATATTTACATAAGTGAACTTACAGAAGAGAAGCAACAAATTATAAAATTTATGTATTTTTATGATGGCGCAAGTAAACTTTCTAATGAAGAAATTGCCTCAAAGATTAAATGTAGTCGCAGTAATGTTCATTATAAACACAAGGAAGCATTGAAAGAACTTGCCGAAATGCTTTTTGAAAGTGGAAGTCTTTTGTAGAACGAAAAAAGACGGTTTTTAAGACAAAGTTAGAACACTCTTTTACGTTTATATAGTGTATGATATTAATATCAAGAAGTTTAAATTTAAATAGATATAGATTTGAAGCCTGGCAGGAATGTTGGGCTTTTTATAATGCAAATTAATATTTTAAGGGGGTTGAGAAGGTGAATAGAAGTGGGTAGTAAGAAACCAGCTAACCCAATCAAAGACAAACGTATGGTCTTAAATATACAAGAATACTTAAAAGAAAAGAGTGTTAGAAATTATGTTTTATTTGTCTTAGGGGTGGCTACGGGCTATAGAGCAGGGGATTTAGTTAAGTTACAGGTAAGGGACGTTAGAAATGCAATAGACGAAGGTTATTTCTTAATAATGGAGAGTAAAAAAGAAAAGACTAAGAACATAAGAAAGAAAAATAAAAAACCTAGAAAAGCTCCAATAGTTCCTAATTTAGAAAGAGTACTCAAAAGCTACATACGAGATAAAAAGGATTATGAATATATGTTCCCATCCAGGCAAAAATCTGTTACTCCGCATATAGGTGTTGAGAGAGTAACAGTGATACTGAAAGAAGCAGGTAGATACTTTGGACTTAAGCATATAACAGCGCATAGCATGCGTAAAACATACGCTCGCACCATATACGAAGAAAGTGGATTTGACATTATAAGAGTTAAGGAAATGCTTGGACATTCTAGTATAGAAGAAACTAAGGCATATCTAGGTCTTAATGAAGAACAATATCAAGAATATAGCATGTTTTTAAATGACCTAATAGGGTGATTTTTTTTATTTTGTCTTTTTGAATGTGGGAAAAATAAAGGCTTATATATTCAATACATTTTTTTCGCTATATATAAAGTAGGAAAAGTAAAAAGTGAATGTCTGATTCTCTAAGAAAACCCCATATTCGTTAAAATAGGCGTTAGCCATTATAAATACTGGGATAGAAGCTATTTAACGTTAAAATGGGTATGGTGAAGCTTAAGGACATGCGGACAAAACTTAAAGGACATGGAAAAATAGAGAATGAGGTTGATGTAATAAAAACTATAAAATTCACAGGCAAACAATTCAATTACGCCCTTTTACAAGAGTAATGACAATATTTATAAGTACTTTTGATTCATTTAAAAAAATTCACTCGTATTCATAACTGTACGGTATTGACTACGATTTAATTATGTAGTAAAATGAACATATAGAAAGTAGTCATAACTAATGGTCAAAAGTAAGGGGTGTATTTTTATGATATTTGGGTATTGTCGGGTAAGTAGTAAAGTACAAATTGATAATAATAGTTTAGAACAGCAGGAGCAGGAAATAAAAAGACATTATAGTGATGCTAAAATATTTAGGGAACAACATACAGGGTCAACCACGCACAGACCTATTTTTGAGGAAATGGTTAATCAAATGCGTGATGGTGATAAATTAGTTGTAACTAAATTGGATAGACTTGCAAGAAATGCAACAGAAGGCATTAATCTTATACAAAATTTATTTGATAGTGGTATTTCTGTTCATGTGCTTAATGTTGGGCTTTTAGAAAATACTACTCTTGGCAAGTTTTTTATAACAACCTTGCTTGCAGTTGCAGAAATGGAAAGGAATCTAATTTTAGAACGAACTTTTGCAGGTAAGGAGATAGCAAAGCAAAATCCTAATTTCCGGGAAGGTAGACCTAAAAAATATACTAAGATGCAAATGGAACATGCTTTAGAGTTATTAAAAACTAATTCTTATACGCAAGTAGAGAAAATGACAGGGATTAGTAAGAGTACATTGCAAAGAGCAAAGCGAAAACAAGAAGACTAGATACCTAGTCTTTTTTTATTGAAAGGAGTTGATTTGTATTTCAATAAAAAATTCCAATCGAGAAAAAGCGTTTGAGATTTACAAAGAGAAAAATGGGAGAATAAAATTAATTGATATCTCTAAAATGTTAGAAGAAAAAAGTTGCAATATTAGTCGTTGGAAAAAAATTGATAGATGGGATTATAGACTTGGAATAAATAAGAAAGTTGGCGCACCAGCCGGCAACCAAAATGCTTTAGGGCATGAAGGAGGCGCACCAGTGAATAATCAAAATGCTAGAACTCATGGATTTTTCTCTAAGCTTTTGCCTGCTAGAACTTACGAGATTGTTAAATATATCGAGAAGGATGGTGGTAATTCTTTAGACATTCTTTGGAACAGTATAGTAGTTCAGTATGCGAAAATATTAGATTCTTTTAAGATTACCCATGTCAAGAATAAAAAAGACCATACAACTGACATTAAGAAAAATGGTAATAAAATTAAAGAGTATGAAATTCAACACTCTTGGGATAAAGTTACAAATGCTATGAAAGCAGAGGCGACAGCATTTAAAGCTTTGTCAAAAATGATAAAAGACTATGAGGAACTACTTCATAAAAATTGGGATTTAGCAACAGAAGAACAAAAAAACAGAATAGAAAACATAAAAGCGAGAACAAATAAGTTGACTGGTAATGACTTAGAAATAGAGGATATAGAAGAAATAGAGGCAGAAATATATGGCAGTAACTAAGAAGAAAACTATACCTTTTTTATTTGGAGATAAGCACAAAGAATATATTAAAAAGTGCGCTATCAATACATACAATATTGCCGAAGGTGCTGTAAGGGCAGGCAAGACGGTAGACAATGTATTTGCCTTTGCGCATGAGATAAAGACATCTAAAGATAAGATACATCTAGCAACAGGGTCTACAAGTGCAAATGCAAAATTGAATATTGGAGATGCTAATGGTTTTGGACTTGAATATATTTTCAGAGGGCAATGTCATTGGGGCAAATTTAAAGGCAATGAATGTTTATATATAAAAGGTATTTCAACTAAGCATAAGCAAAAGATTGTTATTTTCGCTGGAGGTGCTAAGGCTGATAGTTATAAGAAAATAAGAGGTAACTCGTATGGTATGTGGATAGCAACAGAGATAAATCTGCACCATGATAATACTATCAAAGAGGCTTTTAATAGAATTATAGCATCAACTAATCGTAAAATTTTTTGGGATTTAAACCCCGATAATCCCAACTCGCCAATTTACAAAGAATATATTGATAGTTATATGAAAAAAGATAGGGAAGGCACTTTACTAGGTGGGTATAACTATCAGCACTTTACCATCCACGACAATATAACAGTCTCGGACGAGAGAAAACGGGCAATTATATCCCAATATGACGAGGGTAGTATCTGGTACAAGAGAGATATACTAGGTCAGCGCTGTGTAGCTGAGGGGCTTATATATGAATACTTTGCTAATAATAAAGAGCAGTTTAAGACTGAAACAATTGACCCACTCATGGATGTTATTGTTGGGGTGGATTTTGGGGGCAACAAATCATATCATGCTTTTGTTGCAACTGGAATTACTTATAACTATAAAAAAGTAATAGCTCTTGCAAGTGAAAGACCTAGCGCAGATACCAGTCCAGATGAGTTGAATGCTTTACTTATAAATTTTATAAAAAAAGTAATAAATCTGCATGGTAAAGTAGATTGTATTTACTGTGATAGCGCTGAACAGGTACTAATAAAAGGCATTAAAAATGCAGTAGAAAAAGAAAATTTAAATGTTAGTGTTAGAAATGCTTTGAAGAACGCTATTAACGATAGGATAAGACTTACAGACTTATTAATTAGTCAAGGTAGGTTTGAGTATACAAGGTATAGCGAGACTCTTGTTAGCGCATTATGTGGTGCTGTTTGGGATAGCAAAGAAACTAATGAGGATGTAAGACTTGATGATGGGTCAAGTGATATAGATAGTTTAGATGCTTTTGAATATACGATAGAGAGATACTTGAAAAAGTTTATAAGAGGTGACTAAATGTTTGAAGGATTGAAAAATGCTATAAGGGGGGTGATTAACAAGTTGTTTAATAAGAGTTCTATACAAAATGAATTAAAGGTAGATATAGCTGTTAGTGATAAGATGTCAAGAGCAATTGACTTGTGGATGGCTATGTACAAAAACAAAGCCCCCTGGCTAAATGAAGTGACTAAAAGTTTAAATTTATCTGCTACAATTTCAAGTGAAGTTGCTAGGCTTGTTACCCTTGAACTTGAAAGCGAAGTAGTCGGGAATGACTTTTTAAATGAACAATATCAAGACGTATTAAAAGATATAAGAAAGTATTGTGAGTATGCTTGTGGGGCTGGCGGGCTGGTATTTAAACCATATGTAAGCGGAAACAAAATAGAAGTTGATTATGTCCAGGCAAGTAATTTTTTTCCTACAGAATATAGTTCTACAGGCGATATTACATCAGCTATTTTTTCAGAAATAAAAGTTAAAGGTGATATTAAATACACTAGATTAGAATATCATAATTGGACTTCTACTTCTTATACTATCTCTAATTACGCATATAAGAGTAATACAGCAAAGTTGATTAGCTATTCAGATGATTTAGGGAAGGGAATTAAATTAAGTGATGTTCCAGAATGGGCAGAGCTTTCAGAAGAGTTAGTGTTAGAAGGAATTGAAAGACCTTTATTTGCATACTTTAAAATCCCACAGGCTAATAGTTTAGAAAACTCATCACCTTTGGGCGTTTCTGTTTTTTCAAGAGCAGTTGACTTAATAAAAGAGGCTGATAAGCAATATTCGAGGATTTTGTGGGAGTATGAGGCTACAGAGATAGCAATTGATGCAGATTCTAGTATGTTCAGAAGAAACGCAAATGGAGAATATGAAGTTCCGCATGGCAAGAAACGACTGTACAGGATGTTAGAAATGGAGGATGGAGACAATAAATGGAATGTGTTTTCCCCAGCCATAAGGGATTCAAGCCTTTTCGCTGGGCTTAATCAACTACTAAGAAAAATAGAGTTTAATTGTGGATTGTCATACGGGATTATATCAGATGCACAAGAGACTGAAAAAACAGCAACAGAAATAAAAACTAGCAAACAACGTTTATACTCTACTGTTAAGGATATACAAAAGTCTTTAGAGGACGCCCTAGAGGGATTAATTTATTCTATAGATAAGTGGTCTATTCTGGCAGGATTTACTCCTAGTTTGAAATATGAAACGACTTTCAATTGGGACGATAGCGTAATAATAGACAAAGATTCTGAACTCTTAGCAATGCAACAGGATGTTGCGTCAGGGCTGATTAGACCAGAATTATATATTATGAAAAAATATGGAGTCACAGAGGATGAGGCTCTGAAAATGATGCCCGATACTAGGGAATTAGTAGAGGATAATCCTTTTGACAAGGGTGGTATGTAGATGTTAACATCTAATGAGTTACAAGAAATTCCTAAGTATTTTGTTAGTTTATTTCAAACTTTAGAGGACTTTGTAATAGCAGATATTGCAAGACGTATTGCAAAGGCTGGGAATATTACAGATATGGCAGAATGGCAGTTAATAAGAGCAGAAGAGATTGGGATGGCTGATAAAGTAATTAAAATGAAAATTGCTGAAATACTTGATATCTCTTTTGAGGCAGTTGACAAGTTATTTGAAGAAAATGCTGTAAAGTCTATTGAAAGTGATAGTGCTTTATATGAACATGCTAAATTAACTCCATTGCACTTGAATAGTTCTGAAGAACTTAAGAACTATGTTTCTTCAGCTAAAGAGCAAACTAAGGGTAAACTGAAGAATATGACAGGTACATTAGGATTTTGTACTATTAAAAAAGGTAAAGTTATTAGTAAGAAACTTACAGACATATATATAGAGTCTTTAGACTTAGCGCAATTTCAAGTCAGTACAGGAGTCTTGGATTATAAGACAGCAGTTAAAAAAGCAGTCAAGAGGCTTGCAGATAGTGGTTTAAGGTTTATAGACTATGAGACTGGTTGGACAAATAGAATAGATGTTGCAACTAGAAGGGCTGTGCTGACTGGTGTTAATCAGATGTCGCAGAATATTAATAATAAAGTCATTAATGATTTGGATACTGATATAGTAGAAGTTACAGCACATTCGGGGGCAAGGTGCGAGGGAGCAGGTATTAAAAATCATAAGAAATGGCAAGGGAAATGGTATAGTTTGAGTGGTAAAAGTACTAAATATCCTTCCTTAAAAGTGGTTACGGGCTGGGGGCAAGGTGATGGTCTGGGGGGCTGGAACTGTTCGCATCAATTCCATGCGGTTATTCCTGGCATATCTGTTCCTGCCTACTCAAAAGAGCAATTAAAAAATATAGACCCTCCCGATATTGGATATAAAGGGCGAACTTATACGCATTACCAAGCTTTACAATATCAAAGAAAAATTGAAACATCTATGAGGCAGACAAAGAGGCAGTTAATCGCTTACGAGTCGGCAGGGCTTAAAGATGAGTTTACAAATGCAAGTATAAAGTTGCAAAGACAGAAACAAGAGTATAGAGAGTTTAGTAAGATTGCTAAATTGAGGTTGCAGAATGAGAGACACCAGGTTTTTGGATATAATAAAAGCGTCAGCCAGAAGGCTGTTCACGCTAGTAAAAAGGAGAGAAAAAATGGGTAAATATAGAAAGAAAGCAATTATTGTTGAGGCTTTTAAATGGCTAGGAAGTGTAGAACAAAAGGAAGAACCGACATGGATAGTTGAGGCTATTAAAAGTGGTAATGTTTGGATTGAACAAAATTTAGGGGAATTATCTCCACGCATGTATATAAAGACGCTTGAAGGTATACATGAGGCTAATGTGGGGGATTACATTGTTCAAGGGATAAAAGGAGAATTGTATCCATGCAGGGCTGATATATTTAGAGAAACATATGATGAAGTCTTATATCGATAAGGCTTATTTTTATGCTTAAAAATACTTAATTTATTTATATAGATGTCTACTAAGCGACGTAAAAAGTTAGACAATACGTGATGCTACCACGTAAAAAAGCGTAGTTGTAAACGAAAGCAGGAGGTTTTTATGAAAAGAGAGTTTTTGAAAGATTTAAATTTAGAGGATGAGGTTATAGAAAAAATCATGTCCGAAAATGGGAGGGATATAGAAAAGTATAAAAAAGAAGTAGAAAAGAAAAAAGAAGAGTTGGAAAGCAAAAATACTGAACTCGAAACAGCTAATAATAAAATTAAAGACTTAGAAAAAATAGATGTTGAGAGTATAAAAAAAGAGGTTGATGACTGGAAGAGCAAAGCCGAACAGGCTCAAAAAGATAAGGAATTGATTGAAAATCAAATGTCAGAGCAAACTTATAACTTAAATTTAGATAATTATTTAAGTAATTTTAAGTTTTCTAGTAATCTTTCAAAAGAGGCTGTAAAAATAAAAATGAAAGAAAAAGGACTTGAATATAAGGATGGGGCGTTTGAGGGAGCAGATGATTATATAAAAGAATTGCAGGCAAATGACCCAGGGGCTTTTATAAGTGGCAATAGTGTTCCAAAGATTGTTAGTTCTAGCGGTGGAGATGCTGGAGAGTCTAAAGTAAGTTTAATGGAACAAATGATAGCAAAAAATAGAGAAATGTTGAACATATAGGAGGTAGAAAATGAGTTTATTTGATTCAAAAATTTTTAATGGAGAAGTGTTTGGAAAATACGTTGAGACCGTACCTAATCTAAATAGGGACGAATTAATAAGGTCTGGAGCAATAAGAAGAAGGGACGATTTAAAGGCTATGTTTTCAGCCCAATCGGGAGCAAATTATGCAACTATTCCAATGCTTGGCTTGATTGATGGCGACCCAGTCAATTACGACGGACAAACGGATATAGTAGCAACTACAACAAAGACCTTTTCGCAGTCTGTAATTGTTGTTGGTAGAGCTAAATCGTGGGTGGAAAAAGACTTTAGCCAGGACGTAACCGGCGGAGTTCCTTTTATGGAGAATGTAGGAAATCAAGTTGCTAAATATTGGGATAATATAGACCAAAAAACTTTGTTAGCTGTTCTGGAAGGTATTTTCGCAATGACAGGGGCGAAAAATTTAGAATTTGTTAACAATCATACTTTTGATATAACAAAAGAAGCAGAAACAGAAAATCAAAAGGTTAAAGCCGAAACTCTTAATAGTGCAACTCAAAAAGCTTGTGGAGATAATAAAGAAAAATTTGCACTTGTTATAATGCACAGTGTTATATCAACTAACTTAGAAAATTTAAATCTTGTTGCTAGGTTAAAATATACTGACCCACAAGGTATTCAAAGAGAAATGAAATTAGGAACTTGGGGTGGCAAATTAGTCTTAATTGATGACAATATGCCAACTAGAGAGGTCGCTGAAAGTTCAGAGGGTTCAAATGATGGATACACAGAGTATACGACATATGTGCTTGGGGAAAATTCTATTGACTTCGAGGATGTTGGTGCAAAAGTCCCATATGAAATGGATAGAGCTCCAGGTAAAAATGGTGGAGAAGATTACTTATATAGTAGACAAAGAAAAGTATTTGCGCCATATGGTATTAGCTTTACTAAAAAAGCAGTTGCAACAGCATCTCCAACTGATTCAGAACTGAAAAACGGAGCAAATTGGGAGCTTGTGAATGATAGTTCGGATGGGTCTAAAACTTATATAGACCACAAAGCTATACCTATTGCTAGAATTATTTCGAGAGGGTAGGCTATGAATATGTATATAGACTATGAATTTTATAGCGCTCTTGGGGGAGAAATCCCCCAGGACGAATTTAATAAATATGCAATAAGAGCAACTAAGTATATAGATTATAATACTTTTAATAGAATAGAAGAAGTTACAGAAGAAATAAAAATAGCCACTTGTGAGATTGCTGACCTCATATATAAAAGCAACCTGGAAGGCAATAAGGAAGTTCAGTCTGAAAGCATTGGAAGTCATTCAGTGACTTATTCAACTAACAATAAAACGATAGAGCAAAAAGCATATGATATTTTAAAAATGTATTTAGATTCAGATTTGCTGTATCGAGGTGTTTAGTGTGTTTTTTAAAGATAATATAACTTTATATAATAAATATTATGATAAGTCCTCTGATAAAACTTTATACAAGAGGACTTATCTATTTGAAGTAGATTACCAAGAGGCTAAAAATATAGCTGTTACAGACAAGGGGTTGTTAAGTGCTGATAGTGTTAAGGTTGTAGTCCCCTTTTCTGTAAATGCAAGAGGGAAGAAATATATAGACCCTTTTAAATATTATGAACTAGAAGAAAATGAAAAGAATAAATTTTATACTTTTAAAGTTGGAGATATTATTGTGAAAGAGGTCGTAGACTTTGAAATAACTAGCGTTAAGCCTTACACATTAAGAGAATTACAAAGTAAATTTGATGATGTTAGTATTATAAAATCGGTCATTAAATGCGATTTTGGAAGTATAAGAATGAGACATTTCGAATTGGAGGCAGAATAATATGGGATGAATGTTCATGTAGATATTAATGCAACTAGAATAATGAGAGCAAAAGGGCTTGGAAGAGGGGGCAAGGCACAAAAGTTTTTGACTCATGAAGTTAGAAGGCTTTCAGACTCTTATGTACCTAAACAAAGTGGAACGCTGAAAAATACAGCTAGAGAAGAAGTTGACAAGATAATATATATACAACCTTATGCAAAACCGCAATATTATAATAATGCAGGGTGTGGCTCGGAGGGTATTGGAGCAGGAGGGAAAAGGGGCAAGCATTGGGAAAAGAGAATGTACGCAGACAAAGGGGACGAATTAATTGGGTCTGTTGCTAAATTTGTTGGAGGTAGAAGGGAATGACTTTAGTTGAAAGTGTTAGAGAGTTTATAAAAAAATGTCCCTATTTGGATGAATTTGCAAAAAGTATAAATGTCGAGTTTTTAGGTGAGGAATTTACTTCTTATACATTAGAGACTGTTCCATCAGAAACAGTCATTAAAAGATTTATAAATGGCGACTCTATAAAACAGTTTATATTTATATTTGCAAGTAGGGAGTGTTATGGGTCTGATGTTATGCAGAATATAGAAAATAGCCAGTTCTACGAGCAATTTGCAGACTGGATATATAGAGAAAATTTAAGTGGGAATTTGCCTGTTTTGTCTGGTGATAAAGAGGCAATGTCACTAGAGGTAAGCACTCCAGGATACCCAGTTCAAACGGGTATAGATACAGCACAATATCAAATACAATTAAAATTAAAATATTTTGAAAAAGGAGAAATGTAAAAATGGCAGGAATGGAAACGATACAAAGATATAGAGTAGCAGACTACTTAGGAGTTTTGGGGGATGATGGACAAAATTCCTGGGTATTAATGGGAGCAGGATTTAATACATTAGACGAAAACCCATCCGCACAAAGTGACTCTAAAACATATATAAACGATAGAAACAGTACTAGCGCTATCAAATCTTATCAAACGCAATTTTCGTTTGAAACTGATTTAATTAAAAATGAAGAGGCGATAATGGAACTTTACAAAATAGGTAGAGACCAGGCAACTGGCGCAGATGCTGAAAGAGATTATTTAAGAGTAGAATTATTTTTACCAATTAAAGGCAAAGAAAATACTTTTAGGGCTAGAAAATTTAGAGTGTCTGTTGAAGTGAGTGGATTTGCTGGTGCAGGTGGAGAAACTATTACAGTAAGTGGAAATTTAAATACCGTTGGCGACCTTGTACATGGAGAATTTAATACTCAAACAAGAACTTTTGTAGAAGATGGAGCAGAAGCCCCGCCAGCTGAAAGTTTAAAAGTTTTAACTATAAATTCAGTTGCAGGTACTAACACAGGGAATACAAAAATAACAGTTACTCCAACTCTTGAAAGTGGGAATAGCTATAAATATAAAACTGGGGCAAATGTTACAGTTCCAACACTTGATACTGATTGTTCAGTTGGGTACACTGCTTGGGATGGTGTAGAAGAAATAACAGCAACTAAGGGAAATAAAATATTAATAGTAGAAGTTAATGCTAATAATAAAGCTAAGAAAGCTGGTATTACTACGATTACAGTAAAAGAATAAGAGGGGGCTAAGGAAATGATAATTAATAATATAGAATTAGAAGATTTAGAAATATATGATGCTGATGTCATGGAAAGAGTTGAAACGTCAATAAAAACAGCTATAGACGGGATACAGATTGCTGAAACAGAGGAAAAGGAAAATCATGCAATTTTTAGAAGAATATGTGATTTAATTTTTGCATGCTTTGATAATATTTTTGGGGATAATACATCAAATAAAATATTTGCTGGAAAGCGTAATGTAAAAGTTTGCATGATTGCATTTTCTGAATTAGCTGACGAAGTAGAGAGACAGAAAAAAGAAGGCATGGAGCTATTTAGTTCTATTGGTAATAAGTATTCACCAAACAGAACTCAACGTAGAGCTAAAAAATAATGAATATGTTAGTCGATATACTTCCCGAAAGTGTTGAAATTGATGGGAAAGAGTATAAAATTAATACAGACTTTAGAATATCAATTTTGTTTGAAATGTTAATACAAGATAATTCTATAAGTGACGAGGAAAAGGGGGAAAATGCACTTCTTTTATATTATCCTGTAATCCCTACAAATACCACAATGGCTATAGAAAAAATTATTTGGTTTTATTCATGCGGGAAAAAAGAAAACAATGTGGATGATGGTTGCCGAGGTGGCGCAGGGTCTAGCAAAAGTCAAATATATTCATATGACTATGATGACGAGTATATATATTCAGCTTTCTTGGGTCAATATGGGATTGACTTACAGGACATAGAAAAATTGCATTGGTGGAAATTTAAAGCATTGTTTAAGTCTTTAAAAGAGGACACCGAAATAGTTAAAATCATGGGATATAGGGCAATGGATGTAAGTGGAGATATGCCAAAGGCTCAAAAAGATTTTTATAGAAAAATGAAAAAGATACATGCTATACCACTTCCTCAAAACGAGGTTGAAAAAATAAACGAAATTGAAAAAGCATTGCTAAATGGTGGAGATATTAGTAATTTATTATAAAATAATATACTCTACACCTTCCGAATTAATATATAATTAGTATATAAATATTTTAATTTGGGGGGGGATTGTTATGGGATTTAAATTTAGAAAAAGCATAAATCTAGGCGGTGGATTGAAGTTAAATATTAATAAAAATAGTGTCAGTGTTAGCGGTGGCGTTAAAGGTGCTAGAGTTTCAGTTAATTCTAAAGGGAAAGCTACAACAACTTTAGGAGTCCCTGGAAGTGGCTTATATTACCAGGAGGTAGCTAATCTAGGTGGAAATAAGAAGAGAAATAGTAAGAGTGTAGGAAGTTCAGAGAGTAGTAGGCAGGCTCAACAGCTATTAAAAATAATAAACGATTGTGCTAATATAGTTAATACTACAAAAGACCCTAAAACATTTTTTTATAGATATAATATGTTGTTAGATAAGTCATATGCCTTAGTTGCCATAGAGGATGATTTAAACTTTTCGGGTCAATCTCCTAGTCAGATGCTAGACAGCATAATAGCAAAAAGGACTGATACTATAAACGACTTTTTGACTAGATACTACAATGAAATGTCTAGTAAATTGAAAGAACTGAAAACTGAAAAGGCTCGCATGAACAATGCTTATAAATTCTCTAGCTTAGCAATAGATTATAAAGAACATTTAAATAATGATAACAAAGCTAAGCTTAATAGACTATATAAACAACTATTAGATGATGTTAAAAGACAAGATTAATATTTATAAAAAGAAAAATATAATAAAAGATTTAAATAAAAAGCACTTACTTTTTAAAAAAAGTAGGTGCTTTTTTAATGCAAATTTACAAAAAAAAGGGGGGGGATAGATGGCAGATGGTTCTATTATTATAGATACTCTTTTAAATACCGAAGACGCAGAGAAACAACTTAATAACTTAGCTGATACCATGAAAAAGAAGGCGAAAAGCGCTTTAGCGGTAGCTGGAATTGGCGCAAGTCTAGGAGCTATAGGAAAACAGGCTATTGACTTCGGAGATGAATATCAAAAAGCAATGAATAGTTTCGAGTCAGCGACAGGAAACGCAGAAGCTAAAGCAAAAGGCTTTGGAGAAGCGCTACAGCAGGTTTATGCAAATAATTTTGGCGAGGATATGGGCGATATAAGTGAGGTCATGAGTTTAATATCTCAAAAGCTTGATGGGATAGATGCTAGCAATATTCAAGAGGTTACTGAAAGTGCTATTATGATGAGGGATACCTTCGATATGGATATTGGGGAAAGTTTAAATGGTGTTAACTCTATGATGCGCCAGTTTGGGGTTAGCGCAAAAGAGTCTTATAACTTGATTGCACAGGGTGCGCAACAAGGGTTAAATCAGAATGACGACCTCGGCGACCAATTAGCAGAATATTCGACATATTACGCACAGATGGGTTTTTCAGCAGAGGAAATGTTTAATATGATGAAAAACGGGGCGGAGAGTGGAGTCTATCAAATAGACTATTTAAATGATGCCTTGAAAGAATTTAATATTAGAACAAAGGATGGTTCTAATGGTACTAAGGAAGCTTTTGAGGCGCTCGGTTTTAATGCTGATGAACTAACTAAGAAATTTGCGAATGGTGGAAGTAGTGCAAAAGAAGCTTTTATTCAAGTTACAACAGCTTTGAATAACTTGGATGATAATGTATTGAAAAATCAGATAGGTGTACAACTCTTTGGTACTAAATTTGAAGATTTGGAAGCGGACGCAGTAACAGCGCTAACAAATATTGAAGGAAGTATAAGCAGTTCAAAAGATAAATTAGAAGAAATTAATAAGATAAAATATAATAGCTTCGGAGAAGCAGTAACGGGAATTGGAAGGCAAATGCAGGTTAATTTACTTCTTCCAATCGCAGAAGGATTGCTTCCTGTTTTAAATGATTTAGCAAATAAATTTGCTAAGGCTTTTCAGAATGAGAATACTAAAAATGCTATAAGAAGTACAGCAGAAAGTATTGGCGGGCTAATTGGAACAGTTGTAAAATTAATATCTTTAGCATTAACCCCTTTAATCAATGTTATAACCTTTTTGGTTCAGCATGGTAGCCTTGTAGCACCCTTAATAGCAGGAATTGGAGTTGCTTTTACAAGTCTTAAAGTAGCTGGGATTGTGAGGGGTATACAAAAAAGTTTTACAGATGCCCAGTTGGCGGTAAGAATTTTCACATCTGGCGTGACTGAGTCAGAAACTAAATTGACTTTGTATCAAATGGTAGTTGGATTGGTTACCAAAAAAATAAGTTTGGCGCAAGTTGCTACCAATCTGTGGAAAGGAGCATTAACTGCGCTTGGTGGTCCAGTTGGCTTAACTATAGTTGCGGTAACTGCATTAACGGCGGTCGTTGTTTCTTTATGGAAAAATAACGAAGCTTTCAGAGACGCGGTTATAAAAATTTGGAACAATATTAAAGACGCTGGAGCTAAAATATTTGGTCAGATTGCTAAATTCTTTACAGAAACAATACCACAAGCACTAAGTAAGGCTATATCCTTTATTAAAGATAATTGGCAAGGATTATTGCTAATGCTGGTTAATCCTTTTGTTGGAGCTTTTAAGCTGATTTATGATAATTGCGAAAGCTTTAGAAATAAAGTAAATTCTATATTTAACAAAATCATTGGTATCTTTAAAAATGTTTTAAACTTTATTAAAAACAACTGGAAAAATATAGGAAGCATGTTATTAAGTCCTTTTGTAAATGCATTTAAAGCTATTTATAATAGTTGTGTAAATTTTAAAAATAAGGTTTTTAGCTTTTTCTCTAATGTTGTAAAAGGCTTCGCTACTTTTGGAAAAAATATAATAGTTGGAATAATAAACGGACTTTCGAGCGGTATCGGCTTGGTTGTAGATACTGTAAAAAATATCGGGTTAATTGTAGTCAATACATTTAAAAAAGTGCTACGAATACATTCACCGTCCAAAGTTACAACAGAGCTTGGAGAGTTTGCAGGTATTGGTTTTGCTAATGGTATAAAAAATACAAGCAAAGATGTAGTAGAAGCAACAAAAGAATTAATAAGCGCTATGGAAAAAAATCTCGATACCAATAAAAGCAAATTTGAAAAAATTTGCGAGGCTATAACAACAGCATTAAAAAATCAATACGAAAGTCAAAAAGATATACAAATAAAAGCGCTTGATGAAAGACTAAAAGTTGAGGAAAAGGCATCAAATGATAGATTAAAGGTCTATGAAAAAGAATACAATGAGAAATTAAAGTATTTAGATACAGAAACAAATGAGAAAACTAATGCTATACAAGAACAAATTGACGCCATAGACAAGCAAATTGAAGAAGAACAAAAAGCAGAAGAAGAGAAAGCGTACAATGAAAAAATAAGCGACCTTGACAGGAAACTAGCAACAGCTAAAAATCAAAAAGAACGAGAAAAAATACAAAAAGAAATATCAGAAGCACAATCAGATAGACAGAAGAAATTATTAGATGAACAAAGGCAACAAGAAAAAAACAGATTAAAAGAACAGATTGAAAATATAAAAACAGAAGCTAGTAACAAAAAAGAGCAGTACAAAGAAGAGTACGACAATCAAAAAGAAGCAGAAAGTAAAAAACTTGAATTGATAAAAGAGTCTAATGCTAGTCAAAAAGAAGAAATTGAAAAATATTTTAGTGAACTTTTAGAAGAGACAAATATTCAAAATGAAGCGAGAAGGCTACTTTTACAAAAAAATTCAGAAGAAATTATAAAACTTTTAAGTGAATATAACCCGCATTGGCAGGATGCAGGGCAGAGTTTAGCAGATAGTTTGTTAAATGGAGTTAACTCTAAAAAGCAATCTATCCAGGAAGCTGTAAAGGAAGCTATTAACTTAAAAGAGATTATACCAGCACAAGAAAAAGAGCTTGATAGATTGAAGAAAAAGTTAGAAGAATATGAGAAACTAAAAGAAAAAGCTAATACTTCTAGCGCAAGTGGAGGGGATGTAGACTCATCTGCTAAAAGTTCCTCTTTGGATTCTGGTTCTGCCAAACTGGACGCTGGAGAACTAGAAGAATATGCTGATGGCATAGATGATGTTAAAACTTCTGTTGAAGGCTTAGAACTTGTCAGTGATGAACTCGTAACAGGAACAGTCCCTAAAGTTGGGGATTCAGCTAGTAAATTATCTGAAAGTATAAAAAAAGGGTTCAATGGCATTGGTGGTTTTTTTGGTGGAATAGAAAAATGGCTAAGAGATACAGACAAAAATATAAATGAGTGGCTAGCTAGTGCAAAAAATTCTATTGGTGATTTCTTCTCTAAAGTAAAAGATAAATTCAAAGAAGGAATTGAAAATATAGGTGGATTTTTTGGTGGTCTTGGAAATAAAATAAGTGAAGGATTTGCAGGAGCTGGAGACTTTTTTACAGAGTTTGGAGATAAGGCACAGCAAGGTTTTTCAAGTATAAAAGATAAAGCTGTAGAGATTTTCGGCGGTCTTAGCAATTGGTTCAAAGAGACTGGGTCAAAAATTGGAGATGCAATTGGAAGCGGATTAAAAAGTGGTTTAGACTTTTTTACTAGCACAGTACCAAAATGGTTTGCGGGTATTGGCGACAAGATAAAAGAAGAATGTGGGAAAATAGGAGAAAAAATATCAAGTTTCTTTAATGAGACAATGCCAGCTATAATAAATAATATTGTCGAATGGTTTAAACAAATTCCATATAATATTGGTTTTGTAATCGGGTCTATTGCTGGTTTTTTCGTTGATTTAGGAGCTAATCTGTACGCCTGGGCAACAGAAACATTACCAGAAATAATAAATAGCATTGTCGAATGGTTTGTAAGCCTTCCGGAAAAAATTTCGGAATTTTTTAGTATCATATTGCAAAATATTCAAACTTGGGGCGAAAATTTCAAGGTTTCTGTTTCAGAGTTTTTTGGTGCAATTTGGGAAAATATAACACAGTTTTTTACAGAGCTACCCGAAAGAATTTCGGAATGGTTTAATACAGTAGTAGAAACAATAAGTGGCTGGGGCGAAAATTTAAAGCAATTGGCAACAGATATTTTTAATCAATTTGTTGACAATGTATTAATTCCAATTTCGGAGCTTCCGGGAAAATTATGGGAAAAGTTTACAGATATCATGGGAAAAGTTTCGGAATGGGGTTCTAATCTAATTCAAAAAGCATTAGAAACAGGAAGCAAATTCTTAGAAAATATAATGAAATTCTTTTCAGAACTTCCGGGCAAAATATGGGAAAAATTAACTAATATAATGCAAAAAGTCATGGAGTGGGAAGTTAATTTATCTAAAAAAGCTTTAGAAACAGCGAAAAACTTTTTTAACAATATATACAATACTGTTAGCCAGCTTCCAGGAAAATTTAGAGAATGGCTAGACAATATCATTTCAAATGTCATAAGCTGGGGGACTAACTTAGTCAAACAAGCTGGAGAAGCTGGAAAAAATATGGCAAATGCTGTTAAGGATGCTTTGAAAGATTTGCCTAGTAAAATTATGAGTATCGGGAAAGATGTTGTAAGAGGCTTATGGGAAGGTATAACGGGCATGGGTGGCTGGTTAAAAGACCAAGTCCTTGATTTTGCTAGTAATGTTATAGATGGATTTAGAGACGGCTTTGGAGTGCATTCACCTTCCATAATCATGCGAGATTTAATTGGTAGAAATCTTGTAAAAGGGGTCGGCGTTGGAATAGATGTAGAAACGCCAGGCTTGAAAGAAAAAATAGAGAAAAATATATCTGAACTTACAGGTAAATTAAAAGCTACAGTTAATTTTGAAACGTCTAAAATACAAGCTAATATAGTTGCAAGTACAGATTTTAAAGCTGGAAAAGAAACAGCTATAATGAGTAATAATAAGGCTGATGAAGCTAATGAAAATCAAGCAGGTATTAAACTTAATATAGAAAACTTTGTAAATAATAGACAACAAGATATAGAAAATCTTTTTGATGAAATATTGTTCTTAGCAAAAAGAAAAGGAGCTTTATAAAATGTTCCTTTTCTTTTTTATATTTCCTTTTATCTTTTTTGAAAAGACTATAGTAAAAAATATAACTACAAAAACGGAGTTATGTCTAAAAAATAATAAATGAGAGGAGGGCATAAAGCTATGTTTTTCGTTTATAACGGTCGAGACAGCAGAGAATTTGGTTTAAAAATATACAATATAAACGACTTATCAGCTCCACAGATGGAAGTTGAAAGAGTGAGTGTGCCAGGCAAAGATGGAGATTTACTACTAAAAAAAGGTTTTGAAAATTTTACGCTTACAATAGAATGCGATATAGATGCAAGACAAAGTAATATAGAAGAAGTTGCAACAGAAATAAAAAAATGGCTACAGGGCGATATATCATATAAAAAACTTTTTTTAAGTAATAGTGACTTTTATTATCTAGCAAGCTGTAACAATAAACTAGATATAACTAGAAATTTTAAAAACTTTGCATCATGTCTTTTAACATTCGACTGCTACCCTTTTAGATACGCAGAAGAAGAAATTATAAGTTTAAATGTATTAAATCTAAAGAGTGCTACTATAACAAATTTCTATAGAGAGTCAAAACCTGTTCTCTATATAGAAGGAGCAGGGGACATAAGTATAAAAATAAATACTCAAAGCATAGTGCTAAGAGGGGTGGCAGAAAATGGAATTTTAAGCGACTTAATAATAGATAGCGAACAGATGAATGTATATAGAATAAACAAAGAAAATAACATTATTGTAAATGAAAATAATAAGCTTTTTAGTGACTTTCCCATACTTGAAGAAGGAGAAAATCAGATTAGCTGGGAAGGGGATATAAAAAGCATAAAAATAAATCCTAGATGGAATATTTTATAAAGTTTTAAATTAAAATTTGGAGGGAGGGATTAATTATTCAAAAAGGAAAATTAGTTTTATATGAAGAAAAAGAAACAGATTTTAGGCATTTAGGTTTAGGTGTTCTTACGAATGTAATAAATGACCATGTTAGAGAGGAAGAAAGCGGAGTTTTCGAGTTAGAATTTACTATCTACGAAGACTCTTTTTTATTTAAAGAAATAAAAGTAGATAGATTAATTAAAGCTGATACTTCGCCCGACTACAAAGACCAGCTTTTTAGAATTTATTATATATCAAAAAATCTAGGTGGGTATATTAATGTAAAAGCGCAACACATTAAGTATGATTTGCTTAATAATTTCATAGAAAGTTTGGAATTGAACGATATTACTTGCGAAGAAGCTTTAGAAAGAGTCTTTCGTGCTTGTGAGGAACAGAACAGATTTAGAGGACATTCAGACATCAAGGCAAGGAATACTATTAATATTGAAATGCAAAGCCCTTACAGCGCAATCTGCGAGGGCGAAAATTCTCTAATTCAAAAATTTGAACCAACTGCGAAACTTTTCTTTGATAATTTTAATGTTTTCTTAAATTATCAAAGAGGTGAGAGTAAAAATGTGCTACTTGCATATAAAAAAAATATAACAGGGCTTGAAGCGGAGTATGATACACAAGATATTGTAACAAAAATATATCCTTATGCGGTCTACGAAGATGAAATGATTACATTGACAGAAAAATACATTGTTAGTCCTAATATGAATAAATATGCTACCCAAAAGATTGTTGCTATAGATTTTAGTTCTGATGAGGTCAGTGTTGAAGAAGAATTAAGAGAAAAATGCAAAGACTATTTTAAATACAATCAAGTTGATTTACCAAAAGTTTTATACAAAGTCAACTTCGTAGATTTATCTACAACTATAAATTATAAAGATTACAAAATGCTAGAAACAGTCAATCTAGGTGATGAAGTGATAATACGAGATTTTAATTTAAACATTAACGCAACTGCTAGAGTAGTTAAAACAGACTATAGCCCAATAAATCGAAAATACTATAGTATTGAAGTTGGCGATTTAATAAATCATTTAGACTTTTTAAATAACAAGTTTAATAATATAGAAAATAAAATAGAAACAGTAAAAAAAGCTATTGATAATGTCAAAGTAGATGATTCAGAGTTTCCAGACACTTTACCGAATACACCAGCTTTGACAGCAGAGGGGTTATTCGCTTTTATCAATCTAACATGGACATTTACAAATAAGTCTTATTACAAATATGAAGTTTATGCGTCTCAAATTAAAGACTTTGTACCAGATACAATTAATTTTACAAATCGAATTTTTGTAGGGCAAGCAAGTGCTTACGTTCATCAAGCTGAACCTTTTCAAACTTGGTATTTCAGAGTAAGAGCAGTAAACTCGCATGGAAATGTTACAGAGTTCTCTAATCAAGTAGAAGCACAGACTACAAAAATCGACGATGGAACTATGTGGATAGAAAAAGGAGCAATAGCAGATGCATTAATTGGGGAGTTGAAGCTAGATAGAGGTTGGTTTGGACAGCTAAAAGGCATGTATATAAATGCTAGAGAAATGGTAGTCGTAAATGATAATGGAGTCAAAACAATGGAAATTGATAGTTTTGGAGATGTTCATTTTAACCCAAATACTTTTAAAATTGCTTTTAATAGTGTAAGTCCTTATGTTCTTATTGATGATGAAGGATTGAAACTTATAAGCGGGAAGGGATTTACAAAAATGACCGACTCGGGGCTATATACAAAATTCTACACCGGTTCAGATGTAACAGAGTCATATTATCTTCAAGAAAGTGGATACACATACTTTGATTATAAAGATTCAAAAATCATAATAGACTTACCAAAAAAATTTGCAGGTAAAAATTTTAAAGCAACTTGTGCAATAAGGTCTACATCAACAAATGGTAGCTGTTTAAGTTATTTCAGCACATCAGCGACAGCAAAAAAAAGTGATACAAATCCACAATTGGAACTTTCTGCATCTGTGCGAGGTGTGTCTTACGAAATGTCAGGAAGCCAAACAATAGGCTACTGGCTCGGGATGAATTTTTTTTCAGAAGGATTTATTACAGTACAATACTATGTTTATGCTTAAAATTTTCAAAAAAAAGGAGAAGAAGTATGGTTACTATTTTTTACAGCAAGAGAACTGGAGAAATATATAATTGCATAAAATCAGAGATGGAGCAGGATTATACCTGCTTTGCAGATAGGGAAGAGGATTATAGGCAAATATTAGATAAAATAGTTGTCGAGGATATTCCAGAAATTTTAAATCCTCGTGATTATAAAATTGAAAACGGAAAATTTGTATTAAAGGAAAAAGAAATAATAAAAGAATTTACTCCAAAAATGGTAGAGTAAAAGGAGTGATAAATTTGAGAGATAGAATTTATACAGTAGATATTAACACTAAAAGTTACCAAGTTGCAAAATATAAGCAATATGATAATGCAATAGAATTTAAGATTAATTTATTAGAAAATAATATAGAAAAAGATTTGACAGGATATACAGCTATAGCAAATTTTCAAAGACCAGACGGGAAAATAGTTTATCAGAGCTGTACTATAGAAAATTCTATTGCAACAACTATAATAGAAAATAACATAACAGAAGTTGCGGGGGATGTAATAGTAGAGTTTACTTTCTACAAAGATGATTTAGTTGTTACTACTTTTTCTTTAAAGATTAATATAGAGAAAAGTATAGATAAAAACAGTATTACAGAAGAACCGAAATGGGATTATATCAAGTTACAGACACTAAGAATGACTTAACTAATGTTGTTACTACAGCTAAAGAAAGTATGATAAGTGAAGTAACTACAGTTAAAGAAGAATTAGAAATCGCAGAAGGTAAAAGGGTCGAAGAATTTAATAGTATAAAAGAAACTTTCGACTCTAAAGTTACAGAAGTTACAGACGCTAAAAACAGCATGATTAGTGATGTTAATACTACTAAAGATACTCTAACTAAAGAAGTTACAGACACTAAGAATGACTTAACTAATGTTGTTACTACAGCTAAAGAAAGTATGATAAGTGAAGTAACTACAGTTAAAGAAGAATTAGAAATCGCAGAAGGTAAAAGGGTCGAAGAATTTAATAGTATAAAAGAAACTTTCGACTCTAAAGTTACAGAAGTTACAGACGCTAAAAACAGCATGATTAGTGATGTTAATACTACTAAAGATACTCTAACTAAAGAAGTTACAGACACTAAGAATGACTTAACTAATGTTGTTACTACAGCTAAAGAAAGTATGATAAGTGAAGTAACTACAGTTAAAGAAGAATTAGAAATCGCAGAAGGTAAAAGGGTCGAAGAATTTAATAGTATAAAAGAAACTTTCGACTCTAAAGTTACAGAAGTTACAGACGCTAAAAACAGCATGATTAGTGATGTTAATACTACTAAAACAACATTAATAGACGAAGTTAACACAGTTAAAGCGGAAGTTACAACAGCTAAAAATACTATGATTAGCGAAGTAACTACAGCTAAAGAAACTATGCAGACAGAAGTTACAGACGCTATTAATGCAATCCCCACAAAAGAAGAGTTAAAAGGGGTAGGAATAGAAATAAAAGGAAGTTTAGATAATATATCAGCACTTCCAGTCAATCCAACTTTAAGTGATGCTTACTTTGTAAAAAGCGCAACAATAGAAAACCAAATTGATTTATATGTTTGGGACAACACTAATTGGGTCAAAGTTCCTGACATAAAAATAAAGGGTGAAAATGGAGATGGCTTAGAATTTAATTGGGATGGCACGCGACTAGGTATAAGGATAGAAGGACAGGAGAATTATACTTATACAGATTTAAAAGGTCAAAAAGGCGATAAAGGTGATAGTATTGAATTTAATTGGAATGGCACACGATTAGGTATAAAGATAGAAGGTCAAGAAAATTATAGTTATACAGAATTGAAAGGGGAGCAGGGTTATACTCCAACAATAGGAGAAAATGGAAACTGGTGGATTAATAATATAGATACCCAAAAACCAGCTAGAGGGGCATCTTTGAGGATTTTAGGAAAATTAGATTCTATAGATAACTTACCATTAGACCCTACTATCGGAGATTGCTGGATTATAGGGAGAAATATTTATATATATCAAACTAAATGGGAAGACTTAGGTTCTCTAGCGGGCGTGGACGGCAAGAACCTAGAATTTAATTGGGATGGCACACAGTTAGGCGTTAGGCAACAATACGAATTAGATTATAAGTATATAGACCTCAAAGGTGACAATATCGAATTTGCATGGGATGGCACACGACTAGGTGTAAGGATAGAAGGACAGGAGAATTATACTTATACAGATTTGAAAGGTCAAAAAGGCGATAGCATTGAATTTAGTTGGGATGGTACGGAGCTAGGCGTTAGAATAGAAGGTCAAGAGGACTATAGCTATACAAATCTAAAAGGAGCGACAGGAAATAAATTAGAATTTAATTGGAATGGAAGTCAGCTAGGTATTAGAGAAGAAGGACAAACGGAATATATATATACAGAGCTTAGAGGGGAACAAGGTTATACTCCAGCAATCGGCGAAAACGGTAATTGGTTTATAAATGGAGAAGACACGGGGAAAGCGTCAAAAGGAAAAGTTACATGGAATGAGTTATTAGAAAAACCGAAAGAGTTAGATTACATTAAAAAAAGCACGACTTTTAATTCAGACGGCTCTATAACAGATATTTTAGACTCGGTTAGTAAAACTATAACTAAATTTAATGCAGATGGGACTATAGTAGACGAAAAATATATAGATAATGTATTAGTAAGTAAAGTAAAAACGACTTTTAAAGGTAATCAAATAGAAGAAATAAAAGAAGAGGTGAGTTAATGAGTTGGGCGGAGACATACAAAGTGAATAGTGACTTGCAGGGGGAGCCACTAAATTTTTTAAGTTATTTGCAAGACATAAAACTAAATGGATTAGATAGTTATGTGCTGTTTATTGGAAATGCTAGGATATGGGAAGAATTATATTTAAATAGTTTATATTTATTTTCTGATAGAGGAATAAGAGAAACAGTTTACACAGCTTTTTCAGAAACTGATATTGATAATTTATTTAATAAAAGCACTAAGCTAGGGGAACAATTAAATGCCTTTTATAGAACAGATATATTTAGCTTAGGAAATGCTGATAATGTAGTAAAAGAAATGACTATAGAGCATTATAATTCATTAGAGGAAAAATTTAAAGCAGGGTATGATAGATATGTTACAAGAGAACAAGAAAAG